AAGACAAGATGTATCTAACGTAGGAGCAGCTTTCGGTAGAACAGCAACAGGCATATCTTACTTAGCTAGTAGAGGCCAATTAAGAAGTGTAATTAAGGCTAAACTATTACAGTACACATTCATTAAACCATTGGCCAGGATACTCCTTTGGTACAACAGAGAATTTATAGGAACAGAAGAAGGATCTAAAACAGAGTACAGAGTATCAGATACAGAGAGTAACCCATTCAGAGAACTAGACAACACATCCTTCTTATCAGATGTAGACTTTGTACCAGAATCATCCCCAATCAAAGCAACCAGAGCAGAAAGATCAGAAGACTTAGCATACCTAATGCAAACAATAGCCCAAGTAGAAGGAGTAGTTCCAGGAACAGTAAACTTCAGAGAACTCTTATTAGAATCATTTAAACTTAAAGGATACCCACACCCAGACAAATTCCTAAACCCAGAAGGTCCAACTACAGTAATAGACGATGGCCAAGGTAACCTCTTAGACGAAAAAGGCCAACCAGTAAATGTAGTACCCATTGAACAAGTACAAGGTGATAAAGGAGGTCAACAATGAGTGAAATAGAATCTAAAAGCCAAGAAACCAATAAATATACCCTCTTAGACAATCTAACCCAACATGATGGATGGCCCATCCTTCTAAGTGAATTAGAAAGAGTAAAAAACATAGTAACTCAAGCATTACTACAAGAAAAGGACTACAATAAAATAGTAAGATACCAAGAACGCTATAGAGCATTTGATAGTGTCATAATGATACTAAAATCATCAAAAAGTATTAAAGAAAAACTATATGAAGAAATGCAAGACATATTAGAAGATGAACAATTAAAAAAAGAATACGATATATAGTAACTGAAAAAAGGAGAACAAAATGGACAAAGAAATGGACAAGTCCCTAGACGAACTCAGAGAGGCCATTGACGAAGATCAAAACGATGAAGAAGATCTTGAACTAGACAATGAACTCGATGAAGACGAAGGGAAATCCCAAGACGATGAAGGTGCCTCTGATGAAGAGGGAACACTTGAGGGAGCCTCAGACAACGATTCTGATGAGGGAACTCCAGATGAAGATTGGATCATACCAGGAAGGATCAAAACTCAGGAAGATCTACTTAAATCCTACAGAGAACTAGAAACATTCACAGGATCCCAAAGTAGTGAAATCCAGAAACTAAGATCAGCGGTAACAGCCCCACCCCGCAAGGGAGAATCCCCAGAAGACAGAAATGAAAGATTAGTTAGATTTGCTGAAGAGATAAAGAAAGACCCTGTAGAAGCTATTAAGAACATAGTTAGATCAGAAACAGACAAGGATAGAAATGTAGCCCAATCAGAGAAATTTGCAGGAGCATACGAACAACGTATGCAAGATCCTGAATTTGCTGAACTAGAGCCAGTAATGACTCAGATAGCCACCCATTATGGAGACATGATACAGGCTAATGGTATGAATAACGATCCTCGTCTATTAGACATTCTACATTATGCAGCTAAAGGTGTAAAAGCTACAGAAATAGCAAAGAAAGCAGCAGACGAAGCTAAACAAAAGGGAATCATTAAGGGCCAGAAGCTACAGCGTAAAAAAGCTAAAGCTAAGATCGAAGGATCCTCCGGCAATCAAGAAAGTAAGAAATCAGACGTAGACAAACTAACAGCATCAGAAATCAAAGCCAAACTAAAAAGTGGTGAACTAGAATACTAATGCTGTACGAGGAATAAACAATGACAACTCCATATGTAGATACTAGTACACTATCAGATAACTTACATAGTTTTTACTTTAAAACTCTGTTAGAATCAGCCGAAAAGAAACTAGTAGTAGCACAACTAGGAATGAAAAAACTTCATCCTAAAAGAACAGGTAAAGAATCATACGTGTTACAGTACTCTAATTTAGATAATACTAGCGATTCTATAACAGAAGGTGTAACACCATCAGAAAGTGAAATATCAACCAATAAGACTACTATAACACTATCCCAATATGGTAGATGGATAGGCCACTCTGATGTAATATCAAAAGTAGCCATAGATGATGTAGTTGAAAACATTTCCAAAAGACTTGGTTATGCAGCAGCTAAATCAGTAGATTCTACAATTATAGCAGTATTAATTGCAGGAGCTACAAATAGCATCCAATATGTAGGAGCAGGTAATACAGTAGATGATGACATTTCAGCTACAGAAGTATTTACAGCCCTAGATGTAATTAAAGGCGTACGTGTTCTTAGAGGACAAGATGCCCCTGAAAGAGAAGATGGATACTATACAATGGTAGTCCATAGTCTAATAGCTATGGATATGATGTCAGACACTTCAGCAGGTGGTATCATCGAATTGAATAAGTATGTAGCAGGTATGCAAGAAAAACCATTAAAAGGTGAAGTAGGTAAAGCCTACGGTGCTAAAGTAATCGAATCTAACAACATTAGCTCAGTAGAAAATGGTAGTAGTGTAAATGTATATAGAGGATTACTATGTGCCCAAGATCCTTTTGTATTCACATCTTTAGACAAAGATTTCATCGAATACATCAATAAAGAAGTAGGATCATCAGGAGCAGCAGACCCATTAAACCAAAGAGGTTCAATAGGTTATAAAATGATGTTCGGCAGTGCCTATGTAGGCGGAGCCTGGGCAGAAGATGCAGACGAAGGTGCATCACCAGACTTATGCGTACAGATTAGAGGTGCAGCCACAGGTGGTTGATGCTTTTGGGTATGGGAGGGATCTCCTCCCTATCCTAGAGGTATTAAATGCTATTTACAGACTTTCAATATTTATTAAAGAAACTAAATCCTAGACTATACATAGATGTAAAACATCAAGTAGCTAAACCAGGATTTAAAGACTACCCCACAGCAGGGCTGTATCTAAGAGAAGCTAAAGGAATAATGCAATACTTATTTGGAATACCTCATAATCATGTACCTGAATATTCAGTATCAGCATTAAACTTTAATGAAATAATAGAAGAACAAGGAAGAGAAACATTAAATGAGATGATAGATACAGGACATGCTCCAAATGATGAAGTATTCCTTTGGAGAGGATGGAGAGCTATAGTATCGAACCTAATTAAGATGAGAATGGTAGACCATAAGAGAGCAGAAAAGATATTTAGAACTCATTTCGTAACAGCTATACCACAATTACCAAGAACTTTTATAGACAGAAAGCCTCAATGGGGCTAATACAATTTAATAAATAGGAGATTAATACCATGCCATTTACAAGCAAAGATACATTAGAACTAACGGTTATAGATGCTAATGTGGATTCAATATTAGAAGATACTAATGAAATACAAGGAGATCTAAAGGATGGAGGCAGGTTAGATTTACTAATCGATGGAATCAAGGCCTCTACAGATAATCTACCAACAGATCCAGCAGATGCTTCAGTAATAGTATCTGCATTTGCTGTAACAGATGGCAAGATAGATGTAATAGATGCTTTCCATGACACTCCTTCGGCAGACTCAGCAGACAATGTAATAATGAGTGATGTAATAGGAAGTAAGTCAGACACATCAGCAGGAACATCATTAGTAGGATTAGTAAGACTAATAGACAGCATAGTAGATGCTATTAAAGCTAAAACAGACACTTTTCCAGCAAACGTAGCAGATGCAGCTGTAGTAGCAGCATCATTCGTAACAACAGATGGTTTAATAACTACAGTAGATACCGTAGTAGATTCCATTAAGACAAGTACAGACAACCTCCCTACTGATCCAGCAGATGCTTCAGTAATTGCAGCAGCTTTCGCAGTCACAGACGGTAAAGTAGATGCAGTACAAGGAGATGTAACAACTATTGATGGAATAGTAGATGACATACTATTAGATACAGCAGAAATAGGATCCGCAGTAGGTGCATCCATTAGCGCAGACATTGCTGCAATAAAAGCAGTAGCAGACAATGGCGCATTAGAAAGTAGCATTACCTCACTAGATACACTAATAGATGGCCTAATTACAACCGTAGGCGTAGCAGGACTAGGATTAAGTGCAATCCCAGCTCCAACAGACATGGCCTTAGACAGTACAGTAGCTAAAGCAGCAGCCCTTACCACAGTAGACACAGTAGTAGATGGAATCCAAACAGATTTAGACAATGCTACAGATGGTCTTGGAGCCATTAAAGCAGTAGTAGATAATGGTGCATTAGAAGCAACTATTGGATCACCAGTAGGTGCAGACATCAGTACAGACATTGCAGCTGTACAAACAGCAGTAGATGCTCTAGGAGGTTCTGGTGAAGACAAGGCTACATTTAGTTATACAGATGCAGGATCAGAACAAACAGTAGTAGAACTAACAGTAACAGACAGAAAGATATTATATGGAGTATGGCTAGATATGGTAAATATGACTCAAAATGGTACAATTAAAATATATTATAAAGTAGATGGTACTAACTATCGTGAAGTAATGAGTGAATCATGGACTACAGCAGACTTAGATGGTGTATATATAGATCTAAACATGGGTGTCACAGATGACTTTAAAGTAACATATGAAGAAGATGTAGATGAAGCAGCAGATAGAGCTTTACCATATTCAATAGTATGGAATAAAATACAATAATAGGAGAAACTAATGCCAATATTTCCAAGAGAAGAAACTTTACTATCACTAGGTGAATGTAGAGACATAGGTATAAGCCAAACAGCAACAGCTTTCAATATATGTCGTGCAGATGGATCTAGTTTAAGTACTTCTAACTATGGCTCAGTAGGTATACCAAGTACTACAGCAGGACTAGTTAAAACATTAAACGTAACAGCCAATGCAACCATATCACATGGAGACACTAATGAATTAGGTGATAACTCATGGGGTATTACTACTACAGTAAACTGGGCTGAAGACAGACCTTTATACCTTTATGCAATAAACTTTGGTAATTCTAAAGTGTATTGGGGCCTATCAGATGACCCAACTAAAACAGAAACCCCTGCCACAGTATACTATAAAAATGTAGGTGGAGCCAATGTACAAGGTAATTTCTTATGTATGACAGATAGTGGTGGAGATGATTTAGCTGCCAAGCCTTGTGTATGTGTGGGAGCAATTAGAATACAATGGACTACCTAAGGAGATATATATGAGTACTTTAAATGGAAGTGTATTAACTAAAGGTGAAGAGAGTATTAATATAAGACGTAAAATACAAGAGGTCACTACTTGCGAAGCTCAAATAAAGAACATAGAACACATGAGCAATAGAAAAGGTATTAAAGAACTACCTAAGAAGGAAATGATTAGACAAATCAATGAACTCAAGATAAAGAAAGATTTAGCACAAGAACTATTAGATGAAGCAGTAAGCCTAGGAGCAGACCTAGTACAAATATTAAATGAGGAAATATAATGGCTGATTATTGGACAATTCAAACATTAAATAACGCAGACGGTATTAACAGATACCATGAACAAACAGTATTTACCTTCCCAACAGGGCAGAATGGTGCAGATTCAGGGGGTTACATATTCCAAACTGGGGCATCTACCTTACCTACTTTTGCCACACAGGCTTGTTATTATACATTACAACGAGATGGAAAGATGTCTCTAGCTATAAATTTAACTAATAATGCTGGAGGAACGGCGGGTAGTGGTGCTGATATTCTATACTTTGCTATACCAGCAAGCAGTAAAATATCTACAGATTATTCGGTCGCTAGCATGAATATGAATGGCTACTATAGAAATGGTGGAACATGGCTAGGATTAATTGCAGAAGCAAGTGGTGTAGCAATGCTACTTAGAATAGCTACCGCTGCTCAGGCACTACTTAATCCAGGGAGTTTTTCTGATACTGATGATAGAAGAGTAAGAGTAGTTATAGACTATAAGGCATTTTAAATGATAGACAAGATAATAAATAAATTAAGTAAGATTACTTGGCTAAACTTAAATAATAAGTATGTATGTACTCAAGCAGCATTACATATATTCTTAACTTGTTCTATGGTATTTGTATTTAATTTATTCACTAGCCCTTACTGGGTAGCTATATATCCTTTATATAAAGAATTTATAATTGATAAACACTATAATATATTTAATGAAGACAGAGAAGCTAAAATAGACCTATTAACAGATCTTATAACTAACTATTCAGGATATGTAATTGGTATCCTGGTATTGAGTATAATGTAAATGATAAAATTACACTACATGTTAATGGAATTACTAAGAAGATTAACTAGTAAAATATCTAGTAAAGCACTAATAATGACTCAAATACTGATAGTAGTTAATATAATAGTATATATAATGCAATGTATAAATCCAGATATAACAAGTATGTATGTATTCCGTAGTAATATATGGTATTCATACTTAACAGCTTGTTTCTTACATGGATCATTAAGACATTTAATGGGTAATATGTTATTCTTATCATTCATTACACCTGTAATAGAGAAAGCCTATGGAGAAAGATTTATACTATTGGCTTATTGCTTTACAGGAATAATGGGAAGTGTATTATTTGCAATGTTCTTACCACAAGCTACAGCATTAGGAGCTTCAGGAAGTATTTGTGGACTAATGATGATATGGATATTCCACCACCTAATCAATGGAAGACTAATAATAGTACTACCAGCATTATTCTATTTCATGTCTCAAGGACTATCAGCAGGAAAAAGTCTTTTTATGAACTCAGGAATAGGATACTTAGCACACTATGGATCAGCACTAGGAGCATTTTTCCTATTGCCTATAATGCTATTTAAAAACCAAAGGGACTAATTATGGCATTAACTAGAGGACAATTTATTACCAACGTAGCTACTGCATTAGAAAGACCTGATGATACAGCATTTAAAACACAGATATCAGGTAGATTAGATCAAATGTTATTTGTAATGTTTGATATGCATGATTGGAATTGGAAACATAAGGAAGGTACATTTAGTACAGTATCAGGAACAGAAACATACGATGTAAGTACATCTAGTGTAGATGTAAGATCTTCTCAAGATTTAGAAGTATTGTATGATTCTACGAACAAGACAGTACTAAGTAAAACAACATTAAGAACACTAAGAAGACAATACCCAGAAGGACTAGCTTCAGGTAAACCAGAAAGATATGCCCCTTGGGATAATAAGTCAATACACATTGATAACATTCCAGATGCAGTATATGTAATGAAGTATTTATACCTAGCTAAAGCCACTCTACCCACTAGCGATGACGATGACTTAGAAGCAGTATGTGGAGTACCTGACTATGCACATTACCTACTAGAAAAACTAGTACTATCAGAAATGATGATTATAGACAACGATGACCGCAGACAAGGCCTACTAGTAGAAATAACTAAAATGTGGAGGCCCCTAGCTATCAATGCTGACATGAAACATTTAGAATCATCAGCTAGATTTAGGTTCTTTGAAGAAGAACTAGGAGTAGCTTATGACCAAATAGATCCATTAAACTTTAACTGTGATGGATATGAGGACTAATGGCAACTAAATCCAAACAATACCTACCAACTAGAACATTCATAAATGGTGTAGATAACACTACACCTTTAGAATCAGAGAACATAGCCAACACTCTATCTGAATGTCTAAATGGTGAAATGATTAATGCAGACATCATTAAAACTCGTAATGGATATACCACAGTAACAGGAGCTAAAGGAAACTACATTCCAAGAGAAGGTATAGACTACATTAAACCAGATGGTACAATAGAAACAATAGTATACCTAGTATCAACTACCGCCACAGGTAATAGTGGAATACTAGCTCGTAAGAATGGAACTACTTTAGACAGCATTAAAACAGGACTACCAGACGGCATTAAACCTTGCATGCTACAAGTACGTACAGCACTATTTGTATTTACAGGAGAAGAAGATTTCCAGTATGACGGAACCACTACTAAACAAATAGGAATAGATGCTCCTACGGTAATACCAACAATACACAGCAACATATCAGGAGACTTAAACATAGATGGTCATTACTTATATGTATACACCTACTATAATACATTATCAGGAGCAGAATCATCCCCATCATTACCATCAGCAACACTAGATGCAGGAGCCAACGGAGGTATCACAATACAAATAACTCCAGGTAACTCCCTATCAGACCAAATAAAGGTATATAGAACAGTATCAGGAGGCTCCATATTCTTCCTAGATGGCACAGCAGACATAGATGCCACCACATATGAATCAACCATATCAGATGCAGTCTTAGGAGATGAATTAGAAATAGACAACGAAAGACTCCCAGAACCAGCCAAATTTGCCATACTCTTAGACAGCAGACTATTCGTAGGAGGCTTCGCTTCCAATCCTAATAGAATACATCACTCTAAAATAGGCATCAATGGCTCCATGTTCGAATCATTCCAAGCAACAGACTTCATAGACTGTGACCTAAACGATAAAGATAAAATAATAGGATTAGGCCTAATAGATACTAAAGTAGGAGTAGTTAAAGAAAAGAAAGTAGGAAAACTAATCCCACTAGACCTAACAATAGGAGGACTAGAAACAGGAGGCTCCACCAAGTACCTATACAGAAGACTATCAGATGATTGTACAGGAACCAATCATCATTCAATATTTGAAGTAGCAGGTAAAATGGGATGGCTAGGTAAAGACAACATATACATGACTAACGGAGTAGACGTAGTCCCAATAGCCAGTAGAATAAGAGATACTATTCGTAGCTTAAACAAAGACCAAGCATACAAAGCAAGTAGTGTAGTAATATCATCGAATCTACAAATAATAATATCTGCAACCAGAGAAGGTAAAACAGAACCAGACTATCAACTAATAGCCCACTACCAAAACTATCCTGTAATAGCATGGACAATGTTTAGCCCAGGTCCTATAAACAGTTCACACCCAGGACTCCCAATAGCATCAATATGGGAAACCACTATAAACAACCAAACAGAACATTACTTTGGTAGTAGTAACTCCAACGGTAAAGTATGTAGATACAACTACGGCACTAATGATGATGGAGATCCAATATACTTTAGAGTAAAATGCCAATGGGAACCAGGTAGAGATGCCATGATGTTAAAATCATTCCATTCAATAAAATACCTAGCTACCACTAATTCAGCATCCCCTGATAACATATTAAACAACACTTGGGAAGAGAATGGTAGTGAATCAGTAGTAAAAACAGAAACAGCTACAATAACCACCAGTACCAAATGGGCCACAGCTAAATGGGCCACATTCAAATGGGCTGGCCTAATATATTCAGCAATAAGCTTCTTTCCAAATAGAAAAGCATACGTAGGAAGATTTGGATTCTACAATGATGATTTAGATGCACAATTTGCAATCAAAGCCATGAGATTACTATATAGGATAATAACAGAATGAAACCCATTATAGAAGATACAAAAATAGATAAAATAGTTCAAGAAAACTTTGAATCTATTAGAAACGTATTAGGCGGTAATGTATCTTTAGATAATATGTCCCTACGTGTACTAGAAGGAACCACTAAAGGATCAGATACTAAGAATTTAGTAAACCATTCATCAGCACGTAGACCAGTAGGCTGGTTACCACTAGTAGGAGATGTATATGTTCAAGGAATAGACAATAAGTACATGGATATAAGATCTACTAAACCTTCAGTAAACTACAAAATACTAATAATATTTGGACCTCCAATAACAAGTGAATCATTAAAAGCAGAAGGTGGAGACGGCTACGCCAATACAAATACAACAGTAGAAAACATAACACAAGAAATAGTAATAGAACAAATAGAAGACATACAAGTAACATTCAAACCAACAGTAGTAAAGAACTTCACTAACCAAGCCCTATGGGGACTAAATAACTATAAAGCAGACCAGTTCAATTCAGTAGTAACAGACGGAGACTACTTCTACATAACAGCCACAGGAGGATTTCTAGCAACTAACCAAAGAATGATATACAGAGTAAATAGAACCACAGGAACCACAGACTACCTAAACCTAGGTGCCAACATAGATGCAGGACTTAGTGCATTAACCATAGCAGCCGACGGCTTCCTATACGCTATTACCTACCAATATGGAGCAGCCAATAGAATATTCGTAACTAAAGTAGACCTAACTACATTCACATTAGACCATTTATACACTATAGTATTAACAGTTAAAAACATATCCTCATTACTAGTAGATGATACTAATATATATTTCACACACACAAACTCAGCCACTAAAAAGACATACATAAGCAGAGTAAATAAAACAACTGAAGCATTAACAACATTATCCCTAGATGCCACAGATTCCTATTGCTACCCAGGTGAAATATTAAAAATAGGAGGCTCTCTTTACTGCCTATACACCAATCTAGGAAACGTATCAGCAAGCATAGCTAAAGTACAAATAAACACATTTACATTAGCAAATACATTCACTACTACCTACGCATACCTAGCTAAAACAATGGTACAAGTAGGAAATAACCTATACATACCAGTAGTATCAAATCAAACACTAGCAAACAATGGAGGAA